TTGCTGATATTGAGTATTTCCAAAAGAAACTTTATAGAGCACTTGGGGTTCCAGAATCTAGAATTGCTTCTGATGGTGGATTTAATCTTGGTCGTTCTTCAGAAATTCTTAGAGATGAACTCAAATTCACGAAATTTGTTGGTAGATTGAGAAAAAGATTTGCTAACTTGTTTAGCGATATGCTGAAAACTCAATTAATCTTAAAAAATATTATTACACCAGAAGATTGGGAAAAGATTTCTGATCATATTCAATACGACTTCTTATACGATAACCAGTTTGCAGAACTAAAAGACAGTGAACTGATGAATGAGCGTCTAGGAACTCTTGCATCGATTGAACCATATATTGGTAAATATTATTCTGTTGATTATGTTCGCCGTAAGATTTTACGTCAAACGGATACAGAAATTAGAGAGATTGATGAGCAGATTGAAAAGGAAATTGCTGATGGTGTTATTCCTGACCCAGATGCAGTAGATCCGATCACTGGAGAACCACTACCTGGTGGTGATGATTTGGGTGATATTCCAATGGAACCTGATTTAGAAGGTGATGGTGCAATCACCGATGCAAACCTTCAAAAAGATACTAAAACGGCAGAGATATAAATAAAAAATATACCTATACGATTAATTTCATGGAAGATGTTATCGATTTGATTGCTACTGATGCTTCGGCATCAGATATTAGCGACAAAATTAAGGATGTTTTGTTTAATAAAGCAGCAGGAGGCGTTGAAAATTTGCGTCCAGAAGTTGCCCTTTCTATGTTTAATCCTGAAACAGAAGCCGAATCGGAGGAGTGATGGCAAGAACTTTATGTAAAGGTGCAGAGGCAGCTCTGCCTACAACAACTGGTGCCGCAGTCAGTTTTTCTGAGGCAACTGTTGTTCGCCTAGTTAATAGTCACAGTAGCGCACATCTTGTTACCGTTGTAGCAACAAGAAGTGGTGATGTTATTGGTTCTTTTACAATGCCATCAGGATCTGTAGAATATCTCGAAAAAAATCCAACCCAGTGTATTTTTGCTGCAAATGCTGGTGTATTGGGTGCAAAAGTAGGATTTACCGCATAAGAAGATGAAACTAATCACAGAAGAAATTTCAAAAGTAGAATTTATTACCGAAAAAGTTGGTAAGTGTAAGAAATGTTTTATTGAAGGAACTTTCCTTCAAGGTGGTATCAAAAACCGTAATGGTAGGATGTATCCAACTGAAACACTTGCCCGTGAAGTTGGTAGATATAATGAGAATTTTGTAACTACGGGACGTGCTCTTGGTGAATTGGGTCATCCCGATGGACCTACCGTCAACCTTGATCGCGTTTCACATAAAATTGTTTCTCTCACACAAGAGGGAAATAATTTTAGAGGAAAAGCACAACTTCTTGATACCCCTATGGGTAAGATTGCACAATCTCTCATCGGTGAGGGAGTTATGCTTGGAGTTTCTTCTCGTGGTATAGGTTCGATCAAAGAGGATCATACTGGGTGTAAAGTTGTAGGTGAAGATTTCATGTTGGCAACTGCCGCTGATATCGTTGCCGATCCTTCTGCACCTGATGCATTTGTATCAGGAATTATGGAAGGAAAGGAATGGGTATGGGAAGGAGGAATCCTTCGTCAGCAACTTGCTGAAAAGACCCAAAACCGCATTAACACTCTTGTTAATGAAAAAGCACTTGAGGAACATAAGTTACAATTGTTCCAAGATTTCTTAGCAAATCTGTAATAATATAAATAAATAAAGATTATTAATTAATCGAAGTTCACATGTCCGTAGGTAGCAATTTACAAGAAATGGAAAATGCAGTAACCAAAGGGGCTGCTGCTGCTGAGCCAATGCCTAAGTTGACCACAGGTAGACCTGATGGCCAACCCAGCGTTGAAGATCTTGGCGGTCCTACCCCTGAAAACTATCGTCCCGACGACGATTCAGCAAAACTTAAAACTCCTAGCCTTGCACAGGTAAAGGATGTTGTCAATAAGGGCGCGAAATCAGCAGACACTATGCCTGCTGGTGTTAAAGAAGAGTCCGAAGAAGTCGAAGAAGATCAGGAGATCGTTTCTGAAGCAGAAACCACAGAAGAGGAAGTAGTATCTGAAGAAGAGACTACTGAGGAAGAAGTGGTTGCTGAAGCTACCGACGAAACTGAGGAAGAAGTTCAAGAAGAAACCGAAGCAGAATTCAGCGTTGATGAAGACGTTGCCGCTCTGTTCTCTGGTGAAGAACTTTCCGAAGAATTCCAAGACAAAGCACGCACAATCTTCGAAACCGCAATCAAATCTAAGGTTGAGGAAGTAAAAGAACAGATTCAAGTTCAGTATCAAGCACAACTCGTTGAAGAAGTTGCTGCTGTTAAGACCGAACTTACTGAGCGTGTTGATTCTTATCTTGAGTACGTTGCTCAAGAATGGTTGGAGGAAAACCAACTTGCCATCGAGAACGGTCTCAAGACCGAGATGACCGAATCATTCATTAATGGAATGAAGGGTCTTTTTGAAGATCATTATGTATCAATCCCTGAAGAGAAATATGATGTTATCGAGAGCATGGTAGATAAACTAGATGAAATGGAGTCTAAACTCAACGAGCAAATCGATAAGAACGTTGCTCTTAATAGAAGGTTAGCAGAGTCCACTGCAGATGTTATTTTTGCAGAGGTTGCTGAAGGACTAGCAGTCACTCAGAAAGAAAAACTCGCTTCTCTTGCAGAAAATGTTGAGTTTGATAGTGAAGAGACCTATCGTGAGAAACTAGTTACTCTGAAAAATTCTTATTTCTCAGAAAATGCAACTAGTGCTCAAAGAGATGCTGCTGAAACGGTTGTAGAATCGACTCAAGAGCAGACTACCGCCGCACCTGAAGCTGGTTCCATTATGGAAGCATATCTTCAAACTCTTAGCAGAGTTTCTAAAAAGTGATTTCTAGATCATACGTAAATCAAACTAACGTTTTAAATTAAAGAGGTAAATTCCAATGCAAATGTTCAATTCTGAACAACTGCAGGAGAAGTGGGCACCAGTTCTTGACTATGAGGGAATGGATCCAATCCAGGATTCTCATAAGAGAGCTGTTACCGCTATCCTGTTAGAAAACCAAGAGAGAGAAGCACGCGAAGAGAAAGCGTTTCTTTCCGAATCACCCACAAATGGCACTGGTTCTTCCGGAGCAACCGCAGGTTTCTCTGCAGGTGCATCTTCACCAACCGCAGGTTTCGACCCAGTTCTGATCTCCCTGATCAGACGCTCAATGCCTAACTTGGTCGCATATGACCTTGCAGGTGTTCAACCAATGAACGGTCCTACTGGACTGATCTTCGCAATGCGTTCCAAGTATGGAACTCAGAATGGTCCTGAGACCTTCTTCGACGAAGTAGATTCTGCATTCTCTGGATCCGATTCTTCTGCTACAGAAGCAGAGCAAGGTTCGGGTTATGTTTCTGGTTCTGACGGCACTTCCGTTGGTTTCGGTACAACAGCACAAGGCGGCACTAACCCAGGTCTTCTTAGCCCAGATGCCAACTCAACCCAACTTGCATATAAAGTTGGTCAGGGTATGGATACTGAGGACGCTGAAGGACTTGGCGAAGGCAGCAACCACTTCAACCAGATGGCTTTCTCGATTGAGAAGGTCACCGTAACCGCTAAGTCCAGAGCACTGAAGGCAGAATACAGCCTTGAGCTTGCACAGGATCTTCGCGCAATCCACGGTCTGAACGCTGAAGCAGAACTCGCAAACATTCTCTCCACAGAGATTCTTGCTGAGATCAACCGCGAAGTTATCAGAACTATCTACAAATCGGCAGAATCTGGCGCACAAGCAAACGTTGCTACCGCTGGTAAGTTCGACCTCGACGTTGATTCCAACGGACGCTGGAGTGTTGAGAAGTTCAAGGGTCTTATCTTCCAAATCGAGCGCGATGCTAACGCAATCGCACAAAGAACTCGTAGAGGAAAGGGCAACATGATTCTCTGCTCTGCAGACGTTGCTTCCGCACTGACCATGGCTGGTGTACTTGATTACACCCCTGCACTCAACGCTAACCTTAACGTTGATGACGCTGGTAACACCTTCGCTGGTGTTCTCCAAGGTAAGTATCGCGTATACATCGATCCTTATTCTGCAAACAACGCTGTTAATCAGTATTACGTTGTTGGTTATAAGGGTTCTTCACCTTATGACGCTGGTCTATTCTACTGCCCATACGTTCCCCTTCAGATGGTTCGTGCAGTTGGAGAGAACACCTTCCAGCCCAAGATCGGCTTCAAGACCCGCTACGGTCTGGTTGCTAACCCATTCGCTGAAGGAACCACCGCAGGCACAGGTCGCCTCAAGGTTAACTCAAACCGTTACTACAGACGTGTTCGTGTTGACAACCTCATGTGATCACTGTTCACATATTTCTGGGGATCCTTCGGGATCCTTTTTTTTGTCTAAATATTTAAAAACCAGAAAAAATGGCGAATTATCACATTAAAAAATCAAGTGCATTAATGCCATCTATCGAAGTTTATCATGTTGATGGTGATCAATGGTCCGATGAATATTCGGAAAGAAAGATCTACACATCAAAAGCAAGTGCGGATGCTATGCTTCCAAATCCAGATGGAACTAATGGTGGTTTTAAGAATGCTACTGTTATTAAAGAATAAATAGAACATAACTAAGATCGAAAAATGAACCCAACTCCTAGAGAAGCGAAACAAATTCATGAACACTACGAAAAGGTAGTGGAGCATCTTATTGAAGAAAATTATGCCGTAGATAAAAACGGTGCTGATAAAATTATTAGTGGTATGAGTGATGAGTGGTATAGTTTAATTGTTGATGCTTGATAATGGCAAATTTTTATGATACTCAATTACGCAATAGGAACTTCTTATCTCCTATTGGGTTTAAATTTACTTTGAAAACTAAAGAAAAAGTAGATTTTTTCTCTAATTCGGCAAATGTTCCTAGTATTGCATTAGGAACTGCATTGCAAGGAACAACATTTCGTATTCTTGATGTTCCTGGTGATGAAGTAACTTATGAAGACTTCACCATGAATTTTTTAGTTGATGAGGATCTTAAAAATTACATGGTCATTCATAATTGGATTACTGGATTGGGCACACCAGAAAACTTTAAACAATTTAGAGATCTTACCAAAGATCCAGAATCAGGTCTAAAAGATGATCTGCTACAATTTTGTGATGGAACATTGCATGTTTTAAATAGCAACTATCGTGATATTGCAATGGTTAAATTTCAAGATTTATTTCCTGTAGCATTGACTTCATTACAATTTAATGCTACGGAAAATGATATCAACTACTTTACAGCAGAGGTGTCTTTCAAGTATACTATCTACAATATAGTAGATCCAGAAGGCGAACCTCTATGAACCTTGACAAAATTCAGGAGATGTGGCAGAAAGATTCTGTTATTGATCCTGATAACCTACATAATGAATCTTTAAAAATTCCACAATTACACTCAAAATACTATACATTATATAATACTATTACTCTTCTGCGAGAGAAGGCAAGAGAAAGTTATAATCGCGTAAGATTGGAAAGACACAATTTTTACACTGGTAAAGCACCTGCAGATGTTTATGTTGCCGAACCTTTTCCATATAAAGTTAGAGAAAAAGATGCCATTCAAAGATATTTGGATGCTGATGAGAAGTTAAATACCCTTGATATGAAAATTAAATATTATGATACTGAATTAAAGTTTCTGGAAGAAATTATCAAAACAGTTGCAAACAGAACTTTTCAGATCAAAAATGCCATTGAGTGGCAAAAGTTCCAAGCAGGATTTTAATGGAAGAAGAAGATTTTAACCTAGATGGAGACTATGAACCAGATTACATGATTGGTCTTAAGATAGAAGATATCTATCTTCTATATCATTCGGTCAAGGAAACAATTAGAATTTGGCCAGGATCTCCTGCACGTCCTGCTGAAGAACAAGAACATCTTAAAAAATTAAGAGATGATCTTTATAGATGTATTTTAGATTTTAAGTTTAGAGAGATGTAATAAATATTCATAGGTGAATCCTATGGATTATGTCTCATTTGATCATATCAAAAAAGAATGAAGTATATTTAAAGGTTGAAGCAGAACCACACGTCTACTACGAGTTAGCAGATCAGTTTACCTTTGATGTGCCTGGTGCAAAGTTTATGCCTCAATACCGAAATAAGTATTGGGATGGAAAAATACGCCTATTCAATACCCAAAATGGAGAGATATACGTTGGGTTATTGGATAAGGTTACAAAATTTTGTGATGATCACAAATATACTTATGAATTTGTAGATAGTAAATATTATGGTCTTCCTTTTGAATCTAATTCAAATATTTGCAAGGAAGGTGTCAAAGATTACATATCATCTGTTAGTAAATATCCACCTAGAGATTATCAGGTCGAAGGCGTATACGATGCCTTAAAGCATAATAGAAGGTTGTTGATATCCCCAACTGCTTCTGGAAAGTCTCTGATGATATATTCGATTGTGAGATATCACGTTGAACGCGGACAAAATACTCTGATAGTTGTTCCGACGACTTCCCTTGTAGAACAGATGTATAAAGATTTTGCAGACTATGGTTGGGATGTAGGTTCATATTGCCACAAGATATATGCTGGTAGAGAAAGAGAGACAGACTCTCAAGTTATTATTACTACCTGGCAGTCCATCTACAAACTCCCCCGAAAATATTTTGAACGATTTAACGTAGTTGTTGGGGATGAGGCACACCAGTTCAAAAGTAAGTCACTAATATCTATAATGTCAAAACTTGGCGATGCAAAATATCGTTATGGATTTACTGGAACTCTTGATGGCACCCAAACTCATAAGTGGGTTCTAGAAGGATTGTTTGGTCCGTCATACAAAATTATTAGAACAGAAGAACTGATGGCAAAGGGACATGTTGCTAAGTTAGATATCAATGTTCTTCTATTGAAACA